TGTTTATATGCACAAAATCCAATAAAAGCCTTGATTTATTTTTACGCCATGTTATGCTTCTTTCTAGTGGATAAATTGGTATATTTCTTCATGACTTTTCATGATTCTATATACCAGATAAAGATACCGTCGTACGCTTACCATCAACGTAGATGTTGGCACTCATTTGTGAGTAACCATTCATCGCGGTAGCCCATCGGGTACCCCGAATGGCCAGATCGAACTTTTCGCCCGTTGATCCAGCTGGGAAGTTGCCCCTCTGCCCCGTAGCTACATTCATCCACGCCCCATTCAGCGCGTTCACAAGCGGGGCAAGGCAGGCGTCAACGCCTATTACGCGCCATCGGGTTTTCCCGGTGCAGGGGTCTTGCGCTCGCATCCTTACCCGGCATTTAATATGGTTGCCCCATTCACACATTGTCATTTCCCCGCCAAAGAAGTGCCCCACCGCGAGGATGGCGCGGACTTTCCAGACGGGCCGGGGATGAGGCGGCGAGGACGATTCACGCCGTCCGCGCCGGGATGAGGGGCGGGAGCGGTGCGGGGCGAGGATGGTTGTGGGGTGGTCATTGTGCCGCAACCACACTTGTCAGAGTAATACCAACATTAGTTGATGCCGAGACAAATTCAAGTGTTGATAACTTATATTTTTTAATTACCCCAGCACCCAGTCCAACAGCATAGATATAGTCTCCTACAATGGCTATGGAATTAATTGATCCGCCATAGGCTGGAGAATTAGTAATAAATGCAAGCGTATCAATATCATATGATTTAATCATTTGAGCCGTTCCACCTGCGGCATATATTTTAGAATTATTAGTAATTAATGAAATTATTTGGCCACCATAAGACGGAGAATTTGTAATAAAAGAAAGATCGGATGTATTATATTTTTTTATTACGTTGGTTACTGCGCCCCCAATATATATATACGGTCCTACAGTAACCATATCTCTTATATTGCCGCCATAAGACGGAGAATTTGTAACAAAAGAAAGATCGGATAAATTATACTTTTTTATACATTGTACTCCGAAACCACCAGCATAAATAAAGGTACCATCTGTACAGAGAGTACGTAATTGATTGTTATCGCTATAAGCTGGAGAATTTGTAACAAAAGAAAGATCGGATAAATTATACTTTTTTATATTTGCATCACCCGCCTCAAAGCTTCCACCTCCTCCCATATAAATAAAACTACCATAGATACACAAAGCATAAGGTGTTGCCATATTATAACTATAAACGCTAGACGATATACTATTTAAATTCGTAGATGTTAATTTCTCAACTCCTTGACTAGGACCACTTAACAAGGCATATACAAAATTTCCAGAAATGCGAATATTATTTATTAGATAAGGTGTTAGTTGACCTACTGCAACCGTAAGTAGAGTATCTGCATTATTTTTTGTAACATAGCCAGAGGAATTCCCAACATAAATAAAGGTATCAGCAGCAGGAGCAGGAGGCCCAATCGCCACACGCCCCGCCGCGATCGTGACATGACCGCCCTGAATGTCGATATGCCCCGGCAGGGTTGCGGAGAAAGCGATAATGGGTAAAAGCGCAAAGAGGATTTTAAGGCAAGTACGCATTGGTGGAACTCCATACGAATTGAAGGCCGGTGCATGAACCCACGTTGAAAACGGCGATGTTATTGGAAATGGTGAACGTCCAGTTTGTCGGGATGAAGCTTGCGAGCATCCACGGCGCGTTCGTCACCTGCCTCGCCGCGATGGGGGAGTTGGTGGTCAGTACCGTACTACCATTAGCTGTCACAGTCCCCACAAATACCACGCCAGTACTAGATACTGTTATCTGAGCTTGTGTTGCCTGACCGCCATAGATATTAACTGTAGCGTTGATGTTAGAGGCACAACCCGCTCCAATGTTCATATTGTCGTCAGAAGAGTACAGATAAGCAGCATTAGCGTTAGTAAATGGAGATAAGCCACCGCCGCTTCCATTGATTCCTAAGTCCATATAGTGATTAGTTTCTGATCCATTGTTAGCAGTTATAACCAAATCACCAGAAGTAAATGCTCCTGAATTCGTATTCTTTAGGTTCAACTGCATATAGCCCGGAACGTTGCCTATGATAGTTACTGCGTTCTGATTGGTTGTGCCTGTTACTGTAAGAGTTCCATTAACCACGGTCCTATCTTCATCACCTAGTTTTCCAAGATAAAGCGTTGATCCGCCGTCATGTTCTGGATTTATAGTTATATCGCCAGTATTACGAGTCTGAATATTAAGAGGAGAATTGGCCGCTTCAATATTTAAGGCACTATCAGCAGTAATTCCCACTGCACCACCGCCTATAAATTGTAATTCTCCAAAGCCATTACCGCTTACTATAGTTATTCCGGCATTTTCCATGTATATGCCGTTGGAAGTAGATAAAGTACCTAGCACATTCAGATTAGTCCTAAACGTAGAACTTCCACCTACATTCAATACATTTTCAATCGTAACATTATTACTGATTCCAACGCCAGTACTAGATATAGTTACTTGTGCTTGTGTTGCCTGACCACTAAATATCCTAACCGATCCGCCTGTCCCTACTGCTCCAATGTTCATATTGTCGTCAGAAGAGTACAGATAAGCAGCATTAGCGTTAGTAAATGGAGATAAGCCGCCACCACTTCCATTTATTCCTAAGTCCATATAATGATTTGTCTCTGATCCGTTATTGGCTGTTATCACCAAATCACCAGAAGCAAATGCTCCTGAATTCGTGTTCTTGAGATTTAATTGCATATAGCCCGGAACGTTGCCTATGATAGTTACTGCGTTCTGATTGGTTGTAATAATATTCACCATAGAAAATGTTCCAGTGCCTTGAATACTAATATTCGTCTGATTTAAATAACCAGTATTGGTATTAATATTAACTGGTTCCCAAGGGCCAGCACTTAATCCAATCGCAAATAAACCTAAAATTAAACTTAAAATTTTCTTCTTCATATATTCCTCTTATGCTAATGTCAAAATACCGCCACGCAAATAAACTTCAATTACTCCACCAGTAACCGAATCTGTTAATTTAAGTGAGTTTGGATGTGTATATCCTTGATATCCACTTACGCTGATATTGTTTGTTGAAATATTTCCTGATGCTGATATATTACCAGATACTGTTAATTTTTCGTTTGGTGTTGTAGTTCCAATACCAACATCACCATAAAAACAAGAACCTATATTGGTATCCGATAGGCCTATTCTTGCAGCTATTCCTGCCTGTCCGTAGAATATTGTTCCATGATAGGCTCTAAATGCTGCTGGCTGACCTCCTGTTGTTTCTATACGATTATACTGATCGCCACCGTATTGAAAATAAACAGTGCCTACTAGCCCTTTGATACCCCAAATTCTTCCATTCGCTCCATTTACTAATAAATCACCATTAACTTCTAAAGCTACTGTAGGACTCGCTGTTCCAATCCCCACATTACCATTATTCAAAATTGTTATTGCTTCAGTTCCACCATTATTCCCAACAAGAAAATGCATATCTGCACCTGCAACCCCAGCTCTTGTAGTTGTTTGTAAATATAAATCAGATGTAGTTGTATTACCACCAATAACTTTTGGAGTTATAACAGAAGTAGTTGAAAATATATTTGAAGCACTTAGAGTTCCACTAGCAGATATATTACCAGATACTGTTAATTTTTCGTTTGGTGTTGTAGTTCCAATACCAACATCACCTGATAAATAAGTAGTTCCTAATGCAGATAGATTACCAGTAATTGTTCCACCAGACAAAGGCAAATATTGGCTTAATGCAGAAACATTATTCCAAGTAGCCGATGTATTATGGACTAAACTATCAACTGCTGAATCGCCAAGCCAAGTAGTTGCGCTATTTGTATTAACAGTTGTATAAGTAGAATTCCAATTACCGGAAGTTGAAGCTATCAAAGAAATATCGACAGCAGTTAAATACGCCGCACTATTAGTTGTTAAATTAGTATACGCATTATTCCAATTAGCAGAAGTACTATGAACTAAAGAATCGACAGCACTATCGCCAAGCCAAGTAGTTGACGAATTATTTTGGACTGTTGTATAAGTTGAATTCCAATTACCGGAAGTAGAAGCAACTAAAGATAAATCTGATGTATAGTGAGTTCCACCATCACCATTAACTATACCAAATACAGGATCAGTATAATGGCTATTCCAAATATTAAATGTTGCAGTATTACCATTATTATAAAAATTATAATTAGATGAACCACCTGTTGAACTGAACTTACTATTGTAAGCATTGATAATTCCACCAGTTGAACCCATTATATTATGTGTTTCAAACATAAGTGAATTATTCTGAGCAGTAAATTCACAATTAAATATATTAAGTGTACCACTAAAACATACAATATTACGTTTAAAAGAATCAAATGTACCCTGAGTCGTTATAATTCTACAATTTTCAAAAGTATTAGTACCACTACCCATTATTAAATTATCATAATGGCTATTTAAGGTACAATTTTTGAATGTAATACTTCCGCCGTCTAACGCTAAGTTATCTCGACCACCATAAAAATCGCAAGATTCAACTACTACGTTATTTTTATTTATATTTGCAAAACTCAATTCATTAACTGTATTATTATGTGTGGTATTTATAATAGATAAGTTAGCGATAGTAGAATTTTCACCGGGATTAACACAACCATATTGTGGATGATCTGGTACAGTTGATATAAAGGAAATTAAAGTAGTAGTTCTATCAGATCCTATTAAATTTACTTTATCGTTGAGTAATAAGTTAGTATCACCAACATAAAATGTCCCTACGCCTAACTTAATTGTAACATTTGTAGCATTAACGCTTATAGGCACTGAAGTAGAAGATACTGCGGCAATTAAATTCATACCATAATCTGCTATAAAATTACCACTAATATCCCAAACAGTAACACCAGTAGGTAAATAAGCCGCACTATTACTAACTAAATTAGTGTAAGCATTTTCCCATCTTCCGCTATTTGAATTAACGGTTGTCTGAGTACCCGCCCAGCCTGAACTCAATGATCTAACCTGAGTATCCGTTGACATGATACTATCTAAATTATTGTTTAAATTATTATACGTATTTAAATTGAGATGATATCTCTCAGTTGCTCCACCACCCTGCAATCCAGCCAAATCGTTGTGGCGAGTTATCAGCGGTGCATTGAAATGCGAATAATGTGCATTGCCGCCATGAACAAAATATATTGTTCTATTGACTAATGCATTCGTTTGACCATAAATCTTAATTAATAATCTATCTGTATGTATAATTGGAAATTCGGGTTGAATAGTTGTTGTGCTGAATAGACTTAACGCATCAGTCAAAAATCCACTCGACGCCCCAAATAAGAATGTTTCGCCACCTGTTAGATTTCTAGTATATAAATCACAAATAATATGTGAATCGTCCGTCATTACATCAACATATCCCCAGATATCAAATGTCCATACACCAGCATCAATCTGTGTTCCACCTATGCCAGATAGTGGCGTAAGATATCCATCTAATAATACTTTTTCATTAACAGCCGATACAGATTCTAACAATTCAGATCCAATAAATGGAGTTTTGTTTAATGTTAAATAAGGAGATATATCTGAATTATAATCGTAATAGAAATAATCAATGCCAGCACCACCATTCACCGTTGACTGACTTCCATTGATCCATTCCGTACCATTGAACTTTAAAATCTGATCCAAATCAGGTGAAGCAATTGTAACATCACTTAAATCCGTTAGTACACTATTCCCCGATAAGTAACTGCCAATTGCCTGATATTCTAATCCAGCATCAACAATCGTTAAATACTTTCCGCTTAGGTCACGTATAGCAGTAGAAAGATTCTGGGTGTAAGTAGAAAGTGCGGATATATTAGTTACCCACACGGAACTTAATGAACATACTTGTGAATAAACAGAATTCCAATTTGCGCTGGTATTGTTAACCGAAGAATAAACCGATTCCCAATCACCAGAAGTGCTTTTAACTGTAGAATAAACCGATTCCCAATCACCAGAAGTGTTTTTAACTGTAGAATAAACGGAATCCCAATTTGCTGAAGTAGATGCTACTTTGGTATATGAATTAGTCCAGTTGGAACTGTTAGCTTGAACTGTAGTATAAGTTGAAATCCAATCTGCACTGTTCTGTTGAACAATAGAATAAGTATCCTGCCAATTACCAGATAAGCCCTGTAATTCGCTTATAAGAAAAGCATTACCCGATAATATACCATAAACGTTCTGTCCATTGAGATATATGGCACCATCTGTACCAGATAGTCCATCTACCCAAATGACATTGAAATATGCCGTTGACTGAAAGTTCCATGTGTCTCTTTCGGAGATGTTTGTAATAAATTGTTGCATTTAGACTCCTGATAATATTTATCCAATATTAATTATCCTGCTGGTGGCGCGGATGCTGCTGGTACTGGTGCTGCTCCACCTCCAGTTGGTGTCGTAGCTCCTTCTGTTCCAGTTTCTGGGCCGGGACCAAACTCTGGAGGAGCTTCTCCACCATTGGGTAATGCACTTCCACCACCCCCAGGTGCTCCTCCAGTAGGCAAAGCAGCACCCTGACCAACATTCTCAAGATCTGCCATAGCTGACATCTGCTTTCTAAAATCAGGACCACTAGATACAATATTCTGAATTTCCCAAGATAGTGCTGCATCCTTTCTCAACCATTCACGATTCTCTGCCATCTGCTCTTCAGTTAATCCAAGATAGTACTTCTGTGCAAAACTATTTGAAATCAATTCCGCACCAGTCAACTTTTGGAAATTGTTAGACTTCAAGTCGAATATCTGCTGTTCGCGCATAGTAGCAAAATAAGAAGGTGGATTGAATACTACGTTAATATGATGTTCACGTAACTTGAACTTCTCCCATATACTCTTGCTCTCTGGATCTCTCTTGTCCTTTTCTCTTAACTGTAAATGCGTAATGAACGCCTGTTTGAATCCCTGTGCAATCTGGTTCTGAATACGAATAATGAATCGAGCAAATCGTAATTCTTCGCGAGTGATTTCATTTCCATCCTTGAATGGATCGGCTGGATCAAGACGACTTACAGGTACTTTTAACGACTTGTAAAGTTTCTTTACGAAATACATTAAATCATCTAATTGTCCTAAATTCGAATTGTATGTAAATATCCCACACCCAATCGCAAATGTATGATGGTTGTGTATTTCTTCATCTTTGTCGATGGTCAGGGTACCTACTTCGATAGAATCGGCCAAATACTCAATAGAAACTATCTTATGATTAAACACGCTAATTTCATCCATAAAATGTTTAAAACTAGTGTATCCATGTTTCTTAATAAAAAATCTTACGTTGCTTTCGGTTATATTACCTTTCCAGTAGATTCCTTTATTATCAGAAAGTAATTGTTGATTAAATATATTTTGTTTATTTTGTACAGACAAGTAATTGACTAACGCTACTTGTGTTTTTATATCGTTTTGTTTAATAATATCGATTAAATAGCGAAGAGCCTCTTCTGAACATTTTAAGCCCTTATGCGATATCATCTTGTTTCTGTATATAGGATCTTTCCATTTAGCTGTTATCTTATCTGTTCTGTCCTTGCGTATATCTTTATCTTTCCAAGTTTCTATTGAAATATTTGAAAGTTGTTTTCTGAGAGTTGGTATATTAATGAATCTATCACTAGACGCAATTCGCATCTTTTCTGAATATTTTTTCTTTTGTTCTGGTGTTGCTGTCTCTCTCCAAATTTTTCCGATATTGGATATATGGTTTCCCCGAGTTTGTTTTTCCTGTGGGTCCATATTGTCCCATGACTGTTTTACGCCTTTGGATATATTCTCTCGTATGATATCTGTTTTTTTGTTAGAATGCATTTTTAAATGATCCCAATAATTCATCTTGCATAAATTTGATGGTTCATTATTAAATCGATTGAAGTTAATATGATGTATTGTTGTGTATCTATCATTTCTTATGTTATTTGAATCATGGATATAAACGGGTGTTCCGTTGATCGTATTTTCAGAAACCATTCTATGTGTAAATTCCCATGTCTTGGTATCGTGTTGATAAACTTGTTCATACGCAGATGTTTTCTTACTTATTTTATTGTTTTGCTTATATAATGCATGTACACTATCCCCAACCACCAACTCGTCAGCCCTCTGCTTACCCCTTAGTACTGTAGGAAATTTATGGTCTGGTGTGCAAATCAGGGACTCGCCATTATCCATCGTAATCTTCAATACCTTGGCCGACTTCTGCGTAACTCCAGCCCATGACACTTTTCCGGGAACTATATGACCGTTCTCTGGATTGCAACTATATATCCAATTTTGTTTTCCTTCGTTGAATTCTTTTGTCATTTCAGTCAATGTCAGCTCTCGCCCATCGAGTAGTGGTATTTTAGTGTCCATCGCCAAACAACCACCGGGAAGCTGGGTAACTTCCGTACCAGAAGAGTTTCCTCTCTTCGTGAACCAATATGCATCTAACATACTCTGTGGGTCGTATACGTTGCCAACTCGCCCTTGTGAGCTATCGAAATTCTTCCTAGACCAATACTGTTGCATCAGCTTCTTGATGTACTCTTCGGCCTTTGGAACTGGCATGTTGCCTACGTCTACCTTGAACACAAGGCGTTCTGGGGCACGTACTAATCTATAGATGATGATACTATCCTCAACCAAGGACAACTGCTTGTATGCCCTTCTGGAGTTCTCTATATAGGGCAATCTGATTGTCCTGTCTTCGTTCCATAAGCCCGAATGCACATAAGTAATCTGGTTCTTGTCTAGAATAATCAATTCTTCCTGTGCCTGATTGGATATGGTTTTCTTTGGATTTACTATAGGCTTACGCAGTAAATATCCACGAATCATCTGATTCTGTAGATTATCATATACAACATTTATCAATTCTGTAGGAACTCTTATAATGCCAATAATGCCATAATCTGGTCTTTCTTCAGAAATTACGTTTTCGAAGTATAATTCACCTTCTACAAGGAACTGGCGTATCAATTCCCATCCTTTATTGTCTAAATCAAAATTCGTTACAAATTTATTCCATTCTTGCTGTACAGCCTTTACAATAACCTTATCATGATCACCTTTGAGGAATAGTTTGACGATTTCGCTTTGCTCATCCTTAACTAATGCTTCATCTGCAATTTCTTCAATACAGTCTGCCAATTCGGCATACCCAGCCATCTTGCGATATTCCATGATACGCCTAACCTTGTCTGTATCTACATCCGCATACATAATCTGATGATAACGCTTATCAAGCATCATCATCCCAGCCCCGCCTTCATCCGTTTGGAGTATAGATTGCTGACGTAGACGCTGTTCTTTTCTAGAGGTTAGACTGTTGAATAGTTCATATTTTGGATTTGCTTCTATGGCATTTTGTAAAACTTTATATGTATACGGCATTCTAGCAATTAATGTTGATAGGAAACTCTGCCCAGCCGATGAAGTCCCTGCGTTACCCATTCCCATGCCGTTCACTGCCATAAATAAATTCTCCTATTAATATTTACTAAACCCATAAGTATTTATAACGGTAATCCCATTAAATTAAGTTAATGAGAAACAGTTGGAGCGATCTAACTGCTGTCCCGTTACATATACTTATTAAGGAGCGATAAAATGATAGATACCGAAATTGCAAATTTTCTTAGATCAAAATTAACAAAAGGATTAACTCACGATTTAAAACGCAACCATAGAAACATATACGATATAGTTGATAACTTCTGTCCAATCATAAAGGATTATCCATATAAACAGAAAATATATTGGTATATAAATGATATTACAGAATTTCCTAAATGCGAAGTGTGTGGTGAAGAAAACAAAAGAAACATCATTACGTTGAGTCTTGGATATAATTTAAACGTCTGTTCGCTAAAATGTTCTGCAAACCATCCAGATAATAAAGAACAGAAAAAACAAACCACTTTGAAGAACTATGGGGTAGAAAACCCAGCGCAATCAAAAGAAATACAAGAAAAGTATAAATCAACATGCATCCAAAAGTTTGGCGTAGATAATCCAAGCAAATCAAACATAATCAAAGAACAGAAAAAACAAACCACTCTTCTACATTATGGTGTTGAAAATCCTATGCAAAGTGCGATTATACAACAAATATCAAAACAAACTACTTTTAATAGATTAGGTGTAGAAAACGCAAGTCAGGCCGACTCGATAAAAGAAAAGAAAAAACAAACTTCTATGAAACATTATGGGATTTTATATCCAATCCAATCTACTGAAATCAAAGACAAAATGGAACATACCATGTTTGATAAATATGGTGTCAAAAACGCAAGCCAATCTATCATCATTAAAGCTAAAAAAAAGGCAACTTGTTTGCAAAATTACGGAGTAGATCATCCATTAAAATCTCCAAAGATCAAAGAAAAGATAAAATTTCTTTATGACTCTGGTGCCACCCAAGAAAAAATATATAAAACAAAAAAAGCTAACAATTCATTAGGAAAATCAAAAGAAGAGGACATGATATATGAATTACTTCTACAAAAGTACCCAGATGCGATTCATCACCACAAGGACGAAAATTACCCATTTGTGTGTGATTTCTTTATTCCTTCAACGAACACATATATTGAATTAAATTTCACTTGGATGCATGGTGAATCTCCTTATATAGGATCACCGGAACAGCTTGATATGATTAAGTCGTGGTCTGCCAAATCTAAAGAAATTAATTCCAAAGGCAAAGAAAAGACTTCTTATAGAGATGCTATTCATATATGGACCGAAAGAGATCCGATGAAGATATCTTATGCGATTAAGAACAACTTAGACTTCTTGTGTTTTTATGACAAACAATGTTTCTTAGATTGGTTTAATTTATCTCCCAGCTCTCCACTTAGTATTGACTAAATCATCAGTCACATCAACTCCATTCAATTTCCGAGTGCCGCCGCCGCCACCAGCCAACACTAACGCACCATGACCAAGGCTATTCAATTCTTTACCCTTTACGATATTATATTCAATAGCTTCATTAGGAGATATATGTACGCCTGGATACCATTCCCAGTAAGGCTGGGGTCCGACAACGCAAAATATAAAGGGATTTGGAATTTTATTAATATTTAACAATTCTATCATTTTATCTGAAGACATATTATTATAAGATGCATTAAACACCAAAGTTCCGGCCATTCCGGTAAATTCACTAGACTGCATTTCTAGCAATCCATCTTTGCTGATACCTGTATATGTTTCACCAATAATAGGAATATTGGGTGCGACTTCTCTTATTATTCCAGATAATATATTGTGATATATATTTCCATTGATTTTTAAGTGATGTGTTGTAGCTTTGCGCCATACGGGTATTACAAAATCGCAATAAGGAAGCATCATAGAACACATATCATAATAAATAGCAGGATCTACATAAATCTCAGTATCTGAAGTTTCTTCTGGACCATACGTAACAGCAACCACCCATCCATCCTGTTTTAGTGCTCTTGCTATAAGACACAATTTATTTATTGGTTCTCCCTTCCATACTAATAATACCCCATTAAATCCCCGTTCTTTGAACCACGCTAGTTCATCTAATTGATTCTTCTCAGAGGCCGCATCTATTGGAGTTGTTACTTGTCCAATCATACGTAAATTATTGATATTAGTAATAGAGGCCGTACTTATAGCTATTGGATCTCCAGATAATTTTTGATACCACCAATCTAATACCTTTGTACCTTCCAAACTTCTCATATTATCTATGTTAATATATCGTGCATCCATCTGTCTACTATATAATTCTTTTCTAGCATTATCCATGATTTCTGTTGATGTTGCTAATTTGGTTTTTGTAGTTTTATTTGAAATCTCTGTTCGCTTACTAAATATCGTATGTATAACTGTTTTCATAGATTGAATAACTTGTATAATAGAAGGTTTAATAGACTGGACGATTTGTGCATTATCTGTCTCTATCGATATAACCAATGATGTGTTAGCTAATTCATTAAACATAACCGTGGGTATAATAAATGTTTCGTTAGATTGAACAGCTGGCACAATAAAAGTTTTATCTGATTGAACTGATGGTGTGCTGTAAGTTTTTCTAGATAGAGTAGCTTGTGCATTAGATAATGTATTTATATCTATATTATTTAAATATTCTTTACTAATAGCTATTGAACGATTTATTTGAACATCGGATATTTTTTGATATTCCATGTAAACGATAATAGCTGAGTCTATATCTGTTGTGCTATTTGTAATACCCAAATAGGATATTTTAGATATTTTAGATATTTTATCACTATTTGGTACATCTATTTTTATACTATCTATAGGCAATAAGCGAGTTTTGTTAATTATTTGCGGCGTAGAAGATATTCGAATATTGTTTTGTTGGGGTACGCTAGAACACCCAACAAAACATAAACCCATAATTCCACAAAAGATATGATATTTAAACCTCATCATCTCTCCTATGGATTTACTTTTCGCCATTATATGTTTTAACAAAACTATTCCATGCATCAACACCCATATAGAGTGAGAGAACCCCAGTAACCTTATCATCGGATGGATCAGCGTCAATATTATTAACTTGCACTAATACGTTACTGGCAAAAGTGGAAAAGTCTGTTCTGTTCTGTTCTGGGATATTAATGCCAATATCCAATAAAGCCTTCTCAATTCCGTTCATCATGGGATCATTCATAGCAACAACAAGTGCTCCAAGCGTATCATCCATATACTTTTTGCCTTCTTCTCCAGTAAAAGAACGTTTGTCTGCAAACATTTTCTTCTTTAATGCCTTAGGAGATATGGTTTTAATACATGCCTTAAACTCATCAACTAATCCCACTACCTTGTATGTGGGTTCAAATATTAATTTTAGATCATCTGAATATTTTTCTTGTTTCAATAGGCAACTTCCAAGCAATTTGCTTACATTTACATAAAATGGGGTTCCTTGTGGATATTCCTTGAGAACATTTCTAAAACTAATTTCAGCATCTGCATATTTTTTCTGAGTAACTAAAAGTACACAAATCTGTCTTTTAGCTTCATATACATATTCCACTATTATATTTGTATCTGCCGAATATTTAACAAGTATATCATCATAGATTTCTTTAGCTTCTCCCAATCTTCCGGTAGAATCCAAACATCTTCCCATATGAAGTTTAGCGTTTGCCATGAGACTTTTGTTGGTTGTTGGTGATGTTTGTATTAGATTTTCCACATAATTAAAAGATGATGAAAAATTCGTAATAGCCATACATTTACCTATAGAAAGTTTAGCCAAGAATAAGATATCTTCAGAAGCTGTTGGATAATCTTTAATTATGCTTTCATATACGCTAATCGCCTTATTTGCCTTATTCTCGTTATGGAATTTAGTTCCCTCCTTCATTCGTGCATCAACTTGAACTAACATCTGAGTATCTACGGCTGCAAAACTTGTGCTTGCTATAATCAATCCTAATACCAATCCTATAACTATCCTATTCTTCATTTTATTTCTCCTTTTTAAATAATGCTATAAACTTCCTAAAACATTTAGTAAATATGTTAGGTTTTGTTTCTTTTACTATACCGTTATCTATAATTAGTAAAGGCTCAACATATCCTGGAACCTGTTTATCTCTAACCTTTATAAGTACAACCTCAGAATCCTTCCATGTTTGTGCATTTCCATCTTTGTCTATGTTCTCTTCTTTTTTATCGGCACTCTGCATTCCGTTCTTCAAACCCGCCCATATTCTTACAAGATATAACTCATTTGTCCTATATGGTGGTGTCCATGTTAATACACCAAAATGTGCGCCCTCTATTCCTTGCACGGGAATAAAATTGGTTATTGTGGATATATTAATCCAATTTGTACTATTAAGACTATTAGTACCTTGAAAGTATTCTAGCGTGGCACTACTATATCCAGACGGTGCTGTACTAGAATTTCGTATCCATATATTAAATGTTATAGGATAACCGCAATAAAATGCATTGGTAGCCATGCGTCCCGCTACATGATCTGGAATATAATTAGTATCCCCATAATCAAAAAATGTCTTTTCATATATCGATACATCAGTTACGGATATATCCCATGGACTGGGATTTGTTGATGTATTATATTGATTAACTCTGGTTATAGCTATTGCTCCATAATTTCCCGGAGGTGGACCAAACCAGCTCATAGCACTATTTGTATATATAATACAAAATAGTATATATATCATACATTTTATGTAATTCTGCATTATATACTCTTTTTTTCTGCTATATACGGTGAATACATACCATCCGCATATGATCTATATCTTATATAGTATTCCGTATTTCGCTCTGCACTATCCCATGTATAGGCGACTTTACCGTATGTAGTATTCTGATATTGTGGGAGAAGTCCTCCTAAAGGAAATGGATGCATCATCGAAACTTGATTAAAATACTCCCAATTCGTTTGATCGTTATATGTGGCAGCTGACACTATAAGAGGAGAAAACGTAGATGAGATTGAAACATCTAACTCAAACTCTAATGTATCTCCTGTGGATGAAAACGCTACTCTTGAATCAAGATTAACAATTAGTATACCACTAGTTACATTAGATAAAGTATCTATTAAATCTGTATAATTTGATTCTATAGGTTTATTTCCTGTTTTGAAATAATCCTTTAATGCTTCTTTTGTTATAATTGCCATATATTCCTCTATTTATAATATTTATCGTTTCATGATCTCATATCAAGTATATTTAATTTCAACTCCACTCACATATGGATACTGAAATTCCGTATAATTATTATATTCTACGGTTCCTTCTTTATATGGATTTAATGTTGGTCTAACAACATCTTTGGACAAAATTCCATATCCAGCCGTATTTAGTAATATGATATCAAAAATACCCGTTTGTTGTGGTGTAAATGTAAACTCTATTTGATTTTTATCAATTATGTTCCACATAGAAGATAGCATCTCTATACCAGAAAATGGTGGATAATCCGCAGATGCATAAAAGCTACTAACTGAGAAATTATCTACAATAGATGGACCAGATGTTATAAAATCTCCAGTAGTGGTATAATTGAACATATTCCAGTTAACAGAACTCAAATAAACTGTATCCACATAATCCATCATCTTTCCAATTATTTTAAATGTTTTATCATATGGTATTGCCTCAGACCCGATATATGTATAAAAAGGTTCTATTAGCATACTCTGTGGCCTAGCAGAAATAACACGATAATCTGTAATATATTCGCTTTCTAGCGATTTCATTATATTATAATCTTCTATTGCGCTAACAGCATTAAAGGTATGATTGATAACATAAATAGGCTTTCCGTCTGGTTGTTTGTTTTTGAACATCCAACTTTCTATTGTGAATGAAGTATCCGCATTTGTCCAATATGGAGTTTCTTTTCCAAAATCCGAGGGATACTGAAAATTTATGCTTTCTCCCCACTTTACTATACTTCTTATCTCAAAGTCAGCAAATGGGATAATATCGGGCCATTTCCAAGAAATAACAAAATATGGATCTGTATATGGAACGAAGTTGGCTACTATCTGATCGATATCAGATTGAAGTCTTGCTAATATAGAAACATTAACTGTTATGTCTATTGGAACTGGCTGTAATAAATTAATCCAATTGGCAGTAGATGGCGTTTTGGTAAAGGTATTACTCCAAGACGATCCATCCAATTTATTGAAGACTCTGTTAGTATTGCGTCTAATTCCACCTATTGAGATAGATATACATGGCATTTTGTGCATCTGATTCTTGTTAACTAAATCAAAAATTGTTCTCGATTTTGGCGCATATACGAAGTTAACATGTATCTGATCCTCAGGCTCTCTGTCTTTGTTATATCTTTTAACAATAATATCGTTGAGTGCTGCGGCAAATTGTTGCAGTATGTCTTCAACCTCAAAATGGAATGTATAATTCTTCACTATAAATATTTAGTAACTAATGTAGTCTTTTTATAAAATATTTAGGTAATAGATGTTTGTTCTTTATAATTAGATCTGCGGCAGTTCCATCTAATATAAATGTAGAACTATGGTCATCGATGCTTCTAGTCGTTCTTCCGCACATTTGTACAAGATTTTTCAATGCAGCCGCTGTATACCATTGCCTATTTTTCTCTGCTAATCTTCTAATTCTTTCCGATCCAAGAGGAAGATACGGAGTCTTCATAATAATTGAAAATCGTCCAAGATCATCCTTCAGGTCCGTTCCATATCCCAAACTTGGGCTTATGAGAACAGTACTATCAATTCTCAGTGCATGTTCAGTTAATATATTTTCGTTCGTTGATCCTTCTCTTCTAACCAAAAACCTACTCTGCCCGTGAATTTTCTTCACCAACGCTTCAGTTATTTTGAATGTATGTGTATGAATAATACCCTTATCTTTCTTGAAATGTTCGCATATCAGTAATGCCTTTTCAATTAATTTAGGCAACAATCCATCTATATTATTGTAGTTGAGTTTGTATTTAGTATCACAATATATAGGAGACTTGTTTGGATCGAATCCAGAATCTACTTCTATATATCGATACTCATCTTTCTTAATTCCCAAGGTCTGCGCGAATGTCTCAGGATCGATTATAGTTCCAGACATAAGAATAACAGTATCGCCCCACTTGAAGAAATCTTGGGCCAATACATTAACATATAGCGGAGTGAATATAGCTTCATCTTTAGTTATCTCTGTAATATATTCAGCCTTATACCAACTCTGTAAAACAGAAGAGATAGTATCAGCTAAGTTCTTATACTGTCTATATTTGGATATTTGCCCTAAGATAGATTTCTTTTTCTTCTTATGCGCCTGAAACATCTCTTCCATTATTTCGATTTGTCCTTTTAACGCTCCAAGCAAATCAGTCAACCACCTATAGGCTTCTCCGTTTATATTAGTCTGGAGTTTATCCATTCCGAGTTCGGCTAGTTTGATTTTAGAGTATTCGATATTACATGAATAATGTTTAACCAACTCATCTTCCAATTCGGATGCTTCATCACATAAGAAGAATTGACGCTTCTTTAGAAAATCTGGTAAGGTAAGAAATGCACTATAGTTATACACACCAAACTTGGATTTCCATGCATCCCTACGTGCAAGCAACATAGGACATTTATTATCACGCTTACATTCGTCCAACAGCTTAGGAGTCAATAGACAAGGGGCCATATCGCAATCAAAATCTTCATCTACTGCACATACATAGTTTACCTTGCCCTTTACGACTGATGCTGTTTTAAACAGGTTTTGATATTGTTCTTGTAGTTGCTTGGTTACCGTCATTACTGCTGCACCATATGCAGGATGGCCCAAGAACTCCTCCTCGTGCAGATAAACACCATCCTTGTCTTGTTTAGTTATCTCGTATAAATCTATGAGATTGACAATATTAGGATGGGGTGAATTACTTGCAGAAGCAAGAGTAGCCGATAGATGACTCTTACCTACGCCTGTTGGAGCTTGTACAATTATGTACTTGATTCCTGCTTCTATTGCAGATTGAATATCAGTCAATAACTTTGTTTGTTCTGGCCTAGGTTCATCACCAGAAGGGAAGTGAGATAGTAGATTAAGCATGTTTGATTGTTTCTATTTCGAGATTATCCATATTAAGAAGGGCGTGGTCAATACATTTATTCATACATCTACTGCATGGTACATATATACCCAATGTCAGACTCTTTCCAGAATACATTCGTCCATGACATTTCTTGCATGAAGAAGATGGTCGTTTCGTTAATGGAATCTGATATCTATCCATATTTTTATATTCATCAGATTCGATTTCATAGATGTCCCCTGTTATCAGGGAAAACATTAGCTGTCTTTTGATATTTTCACTCATATATATATATATGATACCATACTTTCTAAACTTTTTCAAGATATTGCAGAATTTTATCATTTTGATTAAAGGAAAACGAATTTCCTTGAATAGGCGTCTTTCCACCATTTGTTAGAGTATCCAGCCTTGACATTATATCAAAGGTTTCGGTTCCTTCCTTTCCAGAATTTATAGTGGATACACATTGTATAGCCGTCTGTTTAGCAATCTTAGTGGGATCTTTTGTCAAATTCTGAAGTAAGGGAGTTACTGCCTTCTCGACTCCGCTTATTAGTGTATGATATTGTTGTACTAGTTGTACTCCATTATTATTTAATTTATATGAAGTGTTCTCGCTGATTGCGTTTGATAGTGCGTTGAATTTATTTCCTACTGTCATGATACATGCATCTCCAAATAGCTGTTAAAATACTTACTTCTACAGTTCGGTTCTACCTTTTTTATTTCATCTATTATTTCTTTATTATTACATACTAATGAAGTTAGCTCATATGAAAATTTAATAACGTTTAATTTTTTTGTTACGTTAAATGGGATGGGTACCTCAAATCGTTCAATCTTGTTTTTATTGGTTTTTATTGTAAATTCAATATAGAATCCATTTTGTTTAAAAAGTAATACTTTTCCAGATCTCCACTTATTTTTATGTATTATGAAATCGATTTTCTGTTGCAATAAAGTCTTTAGGGTATCTTCTAGCTCGGTATCGGTTATAGTGATCATAAATGTCCTTCGAAATTACTTAAAGATATTCATGATTTGTCAACTAATTGCTTGAACTCTTCGAAATTATTATCTACGATGCATATGTAGTTAAACCCTTTCTGTAAACACGCTTCTTTCTTCTGTTCTAGGTTCTTATCTAGTTTTACTGTATAGTTTGATTTAATTTCAACTATGAGATTTAGCTTGGGTATATGAAAATCAGGATAATAATATGCTGACGTTCCTATTCGATTTATGTACTTCACGGTCTTTGGAGAGTAATCAATATCCTTTTCATGTAGAAGGTTATTTTGGAATACAAAATCTAAGAAGTTTGGTTCAAACCCACGAAGATTAACTATAGTACCAGATGGTAGATTATATTGTTTTGCTTTGTAGTTATTTTTTTGGTTTAATTTGTGACTGTCGGGATTTTGCATCGCATAACTAACGCCATATCTTTCGATCATGGTATTCTTACTGCGTTGACGAATAATAGGGGAATCGAACGGAGAATTTACGTTATAGTTGTGTTGCAGTGTATTCTTTATCTTATCTCGTACTTCTTTTGCCTTTGCAAAATGGTCTACTCCATATTTATACATCCACGTTTGTTCAGCCTTTTTATGTATATCTTTTGCTTGGACAGCACACACATTACCATATTTGTCGAAACATGTGCGCTTTGTCTTATCTATCTTCTCTGGTAGTGCATTGATATTTGCTGTCCCGTATTTTTCTAGACAGGTATGTTCACGCCGTTTTATTTGTTCATTATCTGCACCAAAACAAATACTATTACAATATTTTAAATATTCTACGGTATCTTTCGACCACTTTGTTTCTTTTCCACACGTTAAGCAGGTTCCGTCTTTTTCTTGTTTATAAAATAAATCATAATATTCTTTGCTACCTATTAGATGCTTAGTAGTGCAATGAAAGGAAACTCCCCTTAATGACTTATATTTTTTGTTGCAAATTATACATATATTTTTTTCTGTGTGTCCCTTCCGATTTAATTGCATATCTTTAATTTGTTCTATAGTTGGACGTATACCCATTGATCTAGTTAGTAAATCTAATGAATGTTTCTTGTGCTTGATTTTATCAGAATTACAACAAACTATACTACAGTATTTATTATATTTCCCTTTAGAAGAAACCCATTTAGCATCTTTCCCACATATTACACATATGCCATCATTTTTCTCCTTAAGATATTTGTTGTAATAGTCATATTTTGTAGTCTTATGTTTTTGAGCTATGTGTATAAATAATGCGGCTTTGCTGATTTTTATTTGATTACATATCTTACAAGTTAATTCATTCATATAAATACTTATCAAATCACACCGTTTATTTGGCAAGATTTACGAAATATTCCTATTGATTCATAAAACTTATTTTATCGCTGGCACTCATAGCTTGCAGGTATAAATTGAAATAATTCCAAAACTTCTCTTCTGGTATTGTTGGTATAATAGTAACTACGTCACATGTATTGCAATCAATCATGCGATATTCAGCCCAAAATAAATCCCATCCACACGCCAAATTTTTCATAGCCCAGTTATATGCGGGTGCATGAGTGGGCGGTTTAAAGTGTAATGCTATTCTTCCCGGAGCAGAATTTAATATCATTCGATCATTTGTCACCAGCATACGCCTAGTATCATTCCATCCAGCCTTTGGATGCCTACGAAAGAAGCGTAGTTCTAATACGTTTCTTTCTAGCAAAGCTAAAAGTTGTCCTTGTGATACTCTCATTCTCTTATCTTATCTCCTGTTTCGTGATCATATATCTCTTCTGGTGGTATATTCTGTAATACAAAACATGCCAGAGCATCATGCTTTAAATTAGTAGCCGTATCATCTAAGAAATAAGTATATTTATCGGAAACTGGAACATATAATATTTTAAATTCCTCTATAGGTAAACCTTTATCTCGTGATAATATTTTTTTAAAGGAACGCAATACACTATCTTTATTCGTAGAAAATAAATATATTCTATCGTCTGGATGGTAAAACGTAGTTTCTGTTCCCCTTGGGGCCAGTCCAATCCGCTTTATCTTTGGCATATTAGAAATATGAGTAATATGATAAAACCTCTTAATACTATCTCTGTTTAATATGTTATTAATTTTTGATGGATGTCGTGGTTCTATTTGAATATCGACTGTTGTTAACTTGTTGGTTTTTTTACTAAGATAATAACCAAACAGATTTAGGGTCTTGTCCAAAAAATCATAATCTGTTGAAGTTGGTCTTTTAATATTTATCGAAAAGGAAAATACTATTCCATATTTTGTGATAGTAAGTTCTCTTGGAAGCCTAACCGTTGATTCTATATCTAATCTTCCACGAAAATGTTTCGATAGAGTATCGATAAGTTTATCAGCATTATACGAAGCATATTGCCCTTCTAGCAATAATGCTTCACATAATCCAGAAAACAAAAATTTCGATAGATATTTCGTAAAAAAATCGTTCATGTAACTATTTAGGCTGGCTTGACCACCGCAAATATTCTAGATTCGTTTAAAAAGATATATTTCTTCTTCAAGCTAATCATAGGAAGACCCTTGTCTGAGGGATACATGACACAATCATCTACCTGTACAACACCAGAACACTGAGGTCCAATCTTGACAACCTTTGCTACTCTCCACATCTTTCCGTTGATCTCTTGCTTAAGCCAGATGCCATCTCTCTGAACTTCCCCTTCTTTGTTCTCGTCAATCAATTCGCACATGAGAGTATCGCCCAGTACCTTATCAACTTCATATGACGTAGGTATAGCGATACCTTGCATCTCCGTTAGGTCCAACGAAGGCAACCCCATGTTCTCACGAGGCAACGAACCCCGTCCACTATTTTCAACCATCTCGGCCAACTTTGTCATTACTGTGTTTCCTTGTTGTTTTTCTCTAATGGATCTACTTTGTTACACAGAGAACATCTTCCGTTCTCGTATATATGTGATCCGTATTGGTTTCCGTCTAACTTATTTTTTTTACAAAATCGTTCTTTGTTGATTTTACGACCACGATGTACGTGATCTTCTTCTTGTTCAATGTTCCAGTCTCTCATAATAATATTAGTTATTCACCAGTTGTTTTTTTAGTAACTTTATATCTACAATACCAGAATCGAGGTAACTCTTTACTTCTTTCTCTGATAACTCAAATCTTTCGGCCAAATATTTTACCATATCTTTATCTATAGTCACGTTACTCTTTTCTTCCTTATTCTTCTTTATATATCTAATACTTTTATTTTTCGATTTCGGAATGATTCCCGTAAATAACTTATACCACATCTGCTTCTCGTCAATAGCCTTCCACAAAACATTTGATGATTGATTTACTATTTGTGCAAATTGAGGAGAATAAAAGCTCAACCACCGCTGGATCATGTATGGAACAAACTCCTTCTCTATGTCACAGTCTTCTGATAATTTATTCTTCTTATCAGTTATGATATCTTTTAATTGATCAAAAATATTCATCAACCGATCCTCGTAGTTGATATGAATATTGATAATACTGTATGATAGAATGCCTCGATGCATTGACTCTGTAACCGTTTAATTTGATCATCATTTATATTAGTTGAATAAGTATATACTGGAGCATTCTTATTTGCTAGTATGCTAATTCCGATGTGTATCAAAACATTTCTTTGCCGTTCTGTTATAGAACTTATACTAACCTTTCCACGAGAAATGATCACACCTTGGCTAGTAAATTCTTTCCTGATAAACAATTCGCCATCTTCCACTTCTACCGAAGACCCCACCAGTTCGGATAACATCTCTGCAATTATAGTATTATATAATCTTTGAAAGACTACCCCGCCCCATATGCTGGTAGTTGGAAGTTCTATACAGAAGTGAACCATATTACTAAACTGGGTAGCTGGTGCCGTGAATGATACTATATTACCTAATGGATATACTTTGTCTTTAAAGAACTTATATGCGATTTTTGTTTGGATGATGTCTTCATTATAATAATCATATCCAGTAACTTCTTTTAATTGTTCTCTAGTAATAATCACGTAGCTTCCTCTTTCTTTGACATGGATTTCTGTATTTCTTCTATTATGGCAGATAATGCCTCTATTGCAATTTCCTTTGATATATGTTCCAGCGTAGCCGAAATTTCTATAACGGTCTCTTTAAGTTGCTTATTTTCTTCTAGTATCTGCTCGTGTTTGTTTTTTAGATTCTTAAATTCTGTGGATCTCATCCATAGAATCGATAAAGTACCCATGATATAGAATCCAATCATCCAAAATATATTTGTGCTCATCCTATGATTTTACACTATTACTGGAAAAAATCAACTATTATATATGAACTACCCAGCCACTAAAGATGGCTGGGTTTGATGTCGTGGTTTTTTTGCGGAAATTATATAAATATTAATGAAGACCACTAAATATTATAAACGGAGTATATCTATGAATTATGAACAACTTTTCAAAAAGACGCTTCTAAGAGAAGAAGACACATCTGTGAACGTATCGCCAGAAGCCCCTGTGGAAGCATCTCCTGAGGTATCAGATCAAAATGCGTGGAACACGGGAAATCCTAAAATTGTGGATAATGAAGAACTTGGCAATAAGTTCAAAACAGAAGGAATGCCTAAAGAGGAACTAGATAAGTACTCAGAAACCATAACCAAATGGGGTACTGGTATGAAAACTACTATTAGTCTATTAGCAGAAATTATTGATACGATCTCAAAAGAAAAAATAGCAGGTTCAACCGGATCAGACCAGTTCACCGCCCTTCTGAAGAATGCATTAAAGATTAAGACTGATCTTAGCGGATTTTCGTCACAGGTAGATGATTTAAAGGAAACGATTAAACTTGCAATCCATGATGCTGCTAAAGATCGCAAAGACAAAATATCTTCGCTGACCACATGAAATCTCTTGAAATGTAGGCATATACCAGCTATAATATTAGCATGGAACTTCCAGTAAACTATATATTAGACGTTATATACCAGAACTGTAAACGTGTTAAAAATAAGAGTCACCAAGTATATAACTTCGAGTGTTGCATCTGCAACGAAGGTAAATCTAAAACCAAGCGTAGAGGATATTATTTCGTAAAAGACGACTACTTTTATTGTCAGAATTGCCAAAAGTCTTGGTCACCAATTAACTGGATCATGGAAGTTGAAGGACTTACATTCAAACAAGTGATAAGAGAGGCAAACGACCATGGAAACACATTTAACGAAGTTATAGATAAGCACACCGAATCTCCAACAGAAAAACCAAAACAATATTCATTACCATATGATAGCATAAATCTCAACGATCCAATTCAACTACACTATTATAAAGATTCAAAAGAAGTTCAATACTGCTTACAATATATAAAAGATCGTCGTCTCAATACTGCTATCAATAAACCTAAAACGTTTTATCTTTCTCTATCCGACAAAATCCACAAAAATAGGCTTTGTATCCCATTCTTCGATGCCGATGGTAAGATTATATATTATCAAACTCGTGCATTGTTTGAACGTGACGCAATGATTGCAAAGTATCTATGCAAGAGTGGAAGTGAGAAATCCTTATATGGAATTGGAAATATATCAGCAGATTTAGAATATATATTCAAGTTCGAGGGTCCAATCGACTCATGTTTCTGCCAAAATGGAGTTGCTGCCTGTGGTCTTTCACTATCTGAAAAACAAGTAGATCAGCTAGATAAGTATCGCCTATTTGATCAAGTATGGATATTGGATAATCAACTGGATAACAAAGACGTTGTAAAGAAATATAATGAAGTTGTAGATCGTGGAGAGAAAATATTCTTTTGGCCATCAGAATTCAAAGAATTCAAAGACTTCAATGATGTGTGTGTAGCTACAGGCAAAGATACAATTCCTATTAAATTTATATTGAATAATACATATAATGGAATGGCGGCAAAAATGAAACTCAAAGAATTATGCCAAAAAATCTAATTACGCTTCCTTCTTCCAATCTGTCTTATCTCTAGATCTATTATATCCGCCCTTCTTGCCATCCTGATGTACTCTAGTAACTGGATTCATGTTCCACTTCTTACGTGGCATTAGATCTAATTGAGTAGGTTTTGGCTTAGTCTTTCCTTCGGTCAACTCGACCAATTCAAACTTCAAAGCTTTAAGAAACTTCTCTGGCAAGTCTTTGATAGGCTGTTTTGATTCATCTAATATTTGCATATGCCTAGACACTTCTTTGGCCAAGGCTTTAGCGAAATCCTCACTAAACTGTATCTTTATCTGGTATATAGAATCATGAAAAGTCATGAAGAAATATACCAATTTATCCACTAGAAAGAAGCATAACATGGCGTAAAAATAAATCAAGGCTTTTATTGGATTTTGTGCATATAAACA